ATCTCACAGAGCATCCGGAACTTATGGAGTCTTTGGATAAGCAGATTCGTGCACACTATAATTTTGACGGATCAGCATCAGAGGAAGCGGATACAAAGGAAGGAAAAAGCAGTAAAGCTGACAGTGCGGTCAAAGTAGCAGCAGAGGCAGAAAAAGCACAGGTTGAGGGTCAGATGGATTTTGACGAGGTGCAGCAGGCGTCAGAATCAGACACAGAGGCAGAAATCGGCATGAACCCGCCGGAAGTGAGAGCGGGCGACGAATATGAGACACCGCATCCGGAGGGAATTACATCAATTTGCTGTTCCTGCACCGAATACGAAAGATGCAACGTCAAAACCGGAACATGCACCTCATGCGACCAGTACAAGAACCGTACAGAGGCATACAAGACCGACGAGCAGAGATATTCAGAGGAACAGGATGCAATCGACCGTGAGACAAAGAAAAAACTCCGTGATATGGAGCAAGAGGAGAAGATGCAGAACCTCCCATCAGACACACAGGAGACCAAACAGAAAGTGCATCAGATACGCCTTGCAAAGTCTTATTTCGATGATGTGGCAAACGGAATCAAGACATTTGAACTCCGAAAGAATGACAGAGGATATAAAAAAGGCGACATTCTCGAAATGATGGAATTTGCAGATGGAAAGAACACCGGACGCATGGTCAGAGTGCTTGTGACATATATCCTTGAGGACTACACAGGAATTGAGGACGGATATTGCATCATGGCAACAAAACTCATGAAAGACAATGAAAATATTGAATGCAGGAGGTAAAAATCAATGAATGACATCAAAAGAGGCGAAATGTTCTATATCAGCAGAGGGGGGGCATCCTACAACGGGAGCGAACAACACGCAGACCGCCCGGCGGTAGTGGTTAGTAACAACAAGAACAATGAGAACAGCAATGTTGTTGAGGTTGTATATATGACTACGCAGCCAAAAACAGACCTCCCGACACATGTGACAGTGAGGTCAACAGGGAGAGTCAGCACGGTATTGTGTGAACAAGTCTGTTCGGTATCAACGGAGCGTGTAGGAACATACATCGGAGAGTGTACCGACAAGGAAATGGAGAACATCGACATTGCTCTCATGATTTCCTTGCAGCTAGATAATGCCATCAAAACAGCGAAAGAGTATTACGAGGACACAATCACAAAGATTGAACAGGATGCAGTAGCCCATGTCGAAGAAAATAAGAAGATTGCAAACACAACACAGACAGAGGACACAATCAGATTACAAACAGAAAGAGACACATATAAGACTATGTATGAACAGTTACTCAACAAATTAGTTTAGTGAATGGAGGAGCAGCATGAACAAAAGCAAATTAAAAGCAATATTTATCAATGCAAAGGCGACAGATGCAAAATACATCGGCGTGAGCATTCAAACAGAGGGCAGCAGTCAACCGGAAATCATCATCAATCCGAATGCGAATTTTGATGCGAAATTTGACTATTACATGGAGGCATACGATGACGATTTGATTCTGATTGCAGCAAAGGGCAAAAAGGACATAAGAATCACGGCAGCAGGACAGGGAAACCGTTTTGAGGATATTGAATGTCAGTTATTAGGAGAGCAGGGCAAGGGTTGGAAAAAACTCATTGCAGGAGCGATTGACAACGCATATGAGAAAATGATTGCAACCACACCTCCGACAACAGAGGAGGAAAAGACCCATTGCGAAATGATAAAAGAGGCAGTCAAGGGAATGTTCATCAATGAGAGCAGGACGGCAGCAGAGGCGGAGTTCATCAAGACACACATTGTCGACTATGAGAAAATATTCGATGTGTGCATGAATGGTGATGACCTTGAGTTCAAAAAAGGACTTGTCAGATTACAGAGGATGCAAAATGAATACGTTATGCAGCGGGAAAATGACTGATAGAAAAAAGAGGCGTTCATCGGCGGGATAGAATTTGTGAAAGATTGGAATTTTGGCATCCCGCCGGATGATTTGCATTTGTACGAGAAATTGATTCAAGAAAGGACAAAAAAGAGAATGAACAAAGTCATATTGATGGGTAGGCTCACAAGAGACCCGAATGTAAGATACACACAGCAGAACAGTTCGCAGGAATCTATGTGCGTGGCACGTTATACACTGGCAGTCGACCGCAGAGGTGCAAGAGACGGGCAGCAGTCAGCGGATTTCATATCATGCGTCGCATTCGGTAAAAATGGAGAATTTGCAGAGAAGTATTTGAAACAGGGAACAAAAATTGTTGTTACTGGCAGGATTCAGACAGGCTCATACACCAACAGAGACGGGCAAAAGGTATATACGACGGATGTTGCGATTGAGGAACAGGAATTTGCAGAAAGTAAGAAAGCAGCAGGAGAAAAGGCAGAAAACGCCGGATATACAGACACAGGAGACGGATTCATGAGCATTCCGGACGGCATCGACGGCGATTTGCCTTTTATGTAAGCGAAAAGGAGGACTGCGATAATATAGGAATCTTAAAAGACATAATTGACAGATTTCGGGCGATGGGAAAGACAGAAAATGAGATTTCGGGCATTATTGAGACGGCAGCAAACAAAGCGACCGCAAATCCGGATGTCATAAAACCGGAAAAACCGAGAGAACCGGAAATCAAGATTGAAGCAACAGCAGAGGCGTTCATTGATGCAGTTTTGCAAATGGGAACGACTTTACAACAGGCAAAAACGGCAATTTTAAAAATGAGCAGTTTGAGAGATGCGGAAAACCGCAAAAACACGAATAACTGGCGTAAAATGCATGGCCTGCCTATGAGAAGAAAGCAGAAAGCGAGGAAAAAGCATGAAAGAGGAAAAGGAGCAGACTGCCATTGACAAAACCTTGCTATATCTTGAGAATTATCGTGAAATGGAACGATATATCAAGGATGCAGTGTCAGAGACCTCACAAGTGCCGGATATAGGCAAATACAACATATCAGCAGAGAAAGCATTCCTCCAATCAATCAGAGAGTGTAAGGCAGAGACAATCATCCTGTTTGAGCATCTGAAAAAGGCTCTTGCATCGCTCAAGGAGGATGCAGAGGCAGCAGGTGAGGGGTACAAATACGACGCACTTGAGGCGGTCTATATAAAGGGCAAGACATACGAGGATATAGTGAGGGAGACAGGATGCGGACGCAACTCACCGAAAAAGTGGTGCAGGGTGATGATTCAGCGGTTATCAATCAAGTTATTTGGTGCAAAAGCGATTGAAAAAGATAGAAACGGGGTGAAAACAGGGTGAAATGAGGGTGAAAACAGGGGTAAAAAGTGGGTGAACAAAAGGCAAAATAAACGTGATAATATGTTAGCGTGAACAGTTGAGACGAGCGATTGCAGATGTGCAGTCGCTTTTTTCTTGCCTGTTTGCCCTCCTGTTATATAGCGGGTGGGATATACACAGTAATGTGCATTACTGCCCGCCTCTTGTGGAGAACACAGCAGGAGAACACAGCAAGAGAGGAGAACACAGATGCTATTGAAATCATGCAGGTGTGGGAAGTTGATTCCGCAGTCGATGAAGATGTGCGAGGAATGTGAGCAACGGCAGCAGTCGAGGCACATGATATATAACAACACACGGCGAGACGAGAGAGCAGCAGAGTTCTATGTATCAAAGGAATGGCGGGCGATGCGGGAGCGTATCATTGAGGTCTATGACAACGTAGATATATACGCATTATATGTCGAGCATGAGTTGCTCACATGCAATCCGGTTCACCATATCATTGAACTTGAGGACGACTGGGAACAGCGTTTGAATCCGTTCAACCTCATACCTCTCAACCATAAGACACACAACACAATCACTGCTTTATATAAGCAGAGCAAAGCAAGTATGAGAGCAACACAAAAACAGTTGAGGTCACTGATTGAGTACCACTTTCGAGAGGCAGGGGGATATAAAAAAGTTTTGCGCGATTCGTTTTTAGTCGCACCCCCTCTTTTCCTTGGAGAAAACTCCCCACGGAAATTTCAGTAGAAAGGCATATCCGAAAGAGGTGTCAGAATGTGACACAAAACACTGAAATGCTGACGGAAAGGAGGTCTGTTGCATCATGGCAGGGCAGAGACAACCCACAGATTTGATTGTAATGAACGGGCGAAAACACCTCACAAAAGCAGAAATTGAGGCACGAAAAAACGCCGAGGTCACAGCACCATGCGACAAAGTGAGACCTCCGTCATATTTGACACCGGAACAAAAGAAACAATTCCGGAAGATTGCGAAAGAATTACTCGAAATCAAACTAATTTCAAACCTTGACTGCGACGCATTGGCAAGATTACTCATTGCGCAGGCACAGTACATTGAAATCACAAAACAAATCAGAGAAACTCCATTGATGGAGGATGTTCCAGTCTATGAGACGAGGGAAAATCCGGACACAGGCGAAAAAGAATGTGTGCAGGTCGGTACAAGACAAGTCGTGAACGGAGAAAGAGAACGCCTCATGATAATTCAAGACCGCTGCATGAAACAGTGCAGACAGGGAGCATCAGATTTCGGACTGACAGTTTCCTCTCGTTGCCGTTTGGTTGTACCGAAACCACAACAGCAAAAGCCGGAGAATAAATTTGCGAAATATGCAAATTAAGGCATGACAAAAGCAGGAGAAACACAAGACCGCTGCACACAATACGCCCTTGATGTCGTATCGGGTAAGATAACAGCCGGAGAGTATGTCCGTCTTGCGTGTCAGAGACACCTCGACGACATTGAGAAATCGAAAGCAGCGCCGTACAAATACTATTTCGACGTTGAAAAGTCAGAGGAAATCATCAATTTCGCAGAGGAATTGACCATTGCAGAGGGCGAGGAAAATGAGCATGTGACGGCATATCCGTTTCAGTGTTTTATTTTGGGGTCGCTCAATGGATGGAGAACAAAAGAAAAGTCATACAGACGTTTTAGAACATCCTATGTGCAATTAGGCAGACAGAACGGAAAATCGTTCATCAATGGTATTCTTGCATGTTATTATGGCAATTTTGACGGGTACAAGTATGGAAAAATCTTTTGTACGGCCACAAAGCAAGACCAAGCGAACATTGTTTTTGACGAGGTTGCAAAATTTATCAACTCTGACGAGGATTTGTCAGAATGGTTCAAGGTACATGACCATAACCACACGATTGATTGTCTGTTGACACATTCAGAAATCAAAGCGTTGTCCGGCGACACAAAGTCACTTGACGGACACCGTGCATATTTAGGAATTGTCGACGAGTATCACGCACACAAGACGAATCAGATGTACAAGCTGCTCGAGGGAGGCATCAAGAAACTTAAATCGGCGTTGATTTCGGTCATCACAACAGCAGGGTTCGACCTCAAATCACCCTGTTATAAATTGTATGAATATTGCTGCAATCTGTTAAAGGGCGTTTTTGAAAACGACAGTCAGTTCGTATATATTGCACAAATGGACGAACATGACGACAGATATGTTCCGGAAAACTGGATAAAAGCAAACCCAATTCTTGAATTTGACAGGGATGCTCTTGAAAACCTCATACCGATTGCACATACCGCCCGTGATATGGGAGGGGAGGATTTACGAGATTTCCTCGTAAAGCAGCTCGACATGTGGATACAATGGTCAAATTCACTGTATATCAAGGACATCGCAAAATGGAAAGCATGTGCCGTTCTAAAATCACTCAAGGATTTCAGAGGGGCAAAATGCTACGTCGGGGTTGACTTGTCATCCGGAGGCGACTTGACATCAATCGCAATCGTGATTCCGTTCATGGTTGACGGAGTAAAGAAATATTTTGTACACACACATTCGTTCATTCCGTCCTCAAGGGTGGATGAACACATCAAGACCGATAAAGTACCTTATGACGTATGGATTGAAAAGGGTCTTGTGACAGTGACCGAGACACTGGGAGGAATAAAGACAGATTACAAATATATCATCAAATATCTTGAGGATTTGGTGAAAGAATACAACCTCAAACCGCAGTTGATTTGTTACGACCCGCACAACGCATCGGCGTTCCTGTCAGACCTTGAGGCGATGGGATTCGATTCAATCTCTGTCACACAGACAGCAAAAGAATTGAACGATGCGACCGTTGATTTCAGACTTGAGATTCTTGCGGGCAATGTGGAGATTGAGGGAATGGAAGTCGGCAAAGAGGGCAACAAGATAGTTGTTCCGGTTGACAGCCTGCTTGTTTGGTCGATTGCGAATGCAAAGACCATTTCAAACAATTACGGTGAAATAAAGATTGACAAAGACATCACGACAGAACGAATCGACCCGATTGACGCTATCATCGACGCATGGAAACACGCAATGAAAGAGGAATACCGTCCGGATGTGAATGAAACTGTCAATGAATGGCTTGAGCAATATGAAAAATACATGAAGAAAGGCGGTGAGAAATAAATGAATCCGTTTCAGAGATTAGGAGTAAAAATTTCAAATTGGTGGAGAGGCGAACCACAGAACGACGGAGGGAAAATGACATTGAACTCACCGTCGTTCCTTGAGCGAATAGGATTGAAAAGAAAAGGAAAACCGACATCAGAGGTCACATATTTCACTTGTCTCAAGATGCTGTCGGAGACCCTTGCGAAAATGCCTATCAAATACTATCAGAAAACGGACAAGGGAATCATTGAGGCAGAGGCGACAGATACATCGAAACTGCTCTCAAAAAGACCGAATCCGTTCATGACACCAACAACATTTTGGAACACAGTTGAAATCAACCGTAACCACTACGGAAACGCATATGTGTACATGAGAAAGAAGTTTGACCGAAAGAAATTCGGCGGTGAAATCAAAATCGTTGATTTGTGGGTCATGCAGTCAAATTGTGTGCAGATAGTCGTTGACGATGCAGGGATATTCGCAGGAGTGGGGCGTTTGTGGTACGTCTACACAGACCCGACATCCGGTCGTCAATATGTGTTCAGCACGGACGAGGTGATGCATTTCAAAACATCATTCAGTTTCGACGGAATCACAGGACTACCAGTGCAGCAGATTTTGAGAGACACGGTTGCAGGTGCATCCGAATCACAGGCGTTCATGAATAACTTGTATGAGAGTGGTCTGACAGCAAAAGCAACACTCGAATACACGGGAGAGTTGAACGAAAAGGCAAAAGAGGCACTTGTCAAATCGTTTGAGGAGTTCGGCAGCGGGGCAAAGAATACAGGAAAAATTCTGCCTGTTCCGTTAGGAATGAAACTCACGCCCCTCGACATCAAACTGACTGATTCACAGTTCTTTGAACTGAAAAAATATAATGCCCTGCAAATCGCCGGAGCGTTCGGAGTGAAACCGAATCAAATCAACGACTATTCAAAGTCGTCATATAGTAACAGCGAAATGCAGCAGTTATCGTTCTACGTTGACACAGAACTGTTCATCATCAAGCAGTATGAGGAGGAAATCAATTTCAAAATGCTGCCGGATGAAGATGCAGACGACGGATATTATTACAAATTCAACGAAAAAGTATTATTCCGAACCGATTCAAAAACACAGATGGAATATTTGAGAAACGCTGTCAATGGAATGATTATGAAACCGAATGAGGCAAGACGTAAACTCGACATGGAAGATGCGGAGGGAGGCGATGT